GACCATAACCTACAGCGCGGATGGTGGTCAGACATTCTCAGGCACAGCCCCTACTGAGAGGGGATCTTATATTGCTAGAATCGTAGCAACAAAAGATGGGAGGTCTGGAACGGCAAGGTCAGGCTTTTCAATACTTAAATCAACACCAGCGGTAACTGCTGGAACTGATATTACGCTCGAATACTCGTCTGGAACGATCAACACAAACTTCTATAGCGACGCAGACTTCACTTCGATTACCTCATCGAACCCAGCAGTAGTGTCGGTTGTCTCCTTTACTGCTGGAGGAGAAGTCGTACTTCAAAAGAACGGAGTTGGGCAAGCGGACATCACCGCCTCAACAGAGGAAACATCTGAATACTACTCAGCCGAGGGAAGTAAGGCAGTTATTCTGACAACTAAGGAAGCCACGATAACCGCCCCAACAACCCTAGCTATTTCAGTAGCAAACGGGCTATCTCAAAACTTCACTTTCACAACAAACTTCACGCTTACAGCACAAAGATACGCCTTGATGGAATTCGAATCGAGTAATGAGGATGTTGCCACAATCAGTAAGGGCAATTCCTATCCACCGACAATAGAAATTGTTGCTGGTGGTACGTTTACTATTACATCCCGTTTCCCGGGAGACTCAGAATACGGAGAGGCCACAAGAGCGACAGCTGTAACTGTCACTGGGGCAACTCCAGTACAGACAGTAACTATAGTAAAAGGACCTTCTCAAGCTTTATTCAGCGGAGACGATGGTATTGTAATAACACCGCCAGCGAGTCCAGCAACGAGCCCTTGGGAATCTGGCAAGCTTTGGACGCTTAGGATTGGATTAGATTCAGATGATAACGGGGAGATTGATGGATCGATACCAACCCTTCCATACGTTTTCACGATAACAATTGCCAATACTCAGGGACAGCAAGGCACAAGTGGAGCTCTTTCAACAAGCTTCACAAACTACGCCCCTAACAATTGGATATCTTTCTCCGCTTCTGGAAACACGATTACCGGAACAATATCAAGCTTCCCAACTACCGCCAATAACGGAGAGGTTTCCGGATGCTCCCTATTCACATCGAAGGCGGCGGCTGATGGCGTTCTGGCGTGGCAAGGGCAATTTGATATTAATGTCTTTAAAGAAGGGCCAAGCTACAAGGTAATGCAGAGCGGGCTGTTTGGTACGATGGACAATAATCTAGTCGTACTGAATGGATCAAGTGTGACGCTAAACGCAAATGACGAATACACCTCGGATTGGAATGCCGACTCTCCGCATGTTGCAAAAATTAGAATTGTTCCTCAGAACGGAGCGGTTTCCGCGGGGATCACGGCATCATGGTCTGGTGCGCCATCTTGGAATCCCGAATATAGTATTACATTCTCTGATGGATCAGTATCCAAACAGATAACCGCGAATGCGGATTACATAATTAATATTATTAAGGGTGGGGCTACCACGCTCAATATTGCGGTCGGAAGCTCTACAATTCGAAGCGTTGTATTTACAATCCAGAAAATTACTCCAGTTCTATCACTTAGTACTGTAGTAGATAGTGCGTGCTGTGATTCTTCCTGTGGGCAGGTTGGCATTATTGTCGGCCCCACCACACGAGGGGCCGATTATAATGCCGATCCAGCAGCATATATCACTCTAGAAACTCAACCTGCAAACATTGGCTGGTCTAGCCCCGGACAATCTCGCGTATCAAGGGCGATAGTGAATGGAGGGATTGCGAGCATAGCCGCACCCACACAGTTAAATGATGGAAAATTAAAGTACATAATAACGCCAACTGGAGGTGTTAATTCTAGGGGCGATACTTCGATGAATTTTACTCTTGCGGAAACAGATAGATTCGCATCAGCAAGCGTCCAAGTGACACTCTCTGCAAGAGCAGGCACGCCGCGAATTACTTCCCAAACAATAGTCGGGTACTCTGGACCTGCATTTCAAAATTACGGCCAGTCAACGACGGGAGACTTTTACGCAGGCGTGTTTTCATCGCGACAAGAAATACCGATTACTTTTCAAGCGCTAGACTGCAATTCCGGATTAGGCTTTTTCAACAGATCCGATTGGAATCCGCCGCTGATAATACTTGCAAGAACCAACTATCCATTTCTAGTCACATGGGACCCTGATGTTGGCGGAGGTACTGGACCCAAGAGACTTATTGGCGCTGCTGGTGGATCAGAAAACCCCGGCTTCGGCAACTCAGATGGGCTTTTCGGATTAGGCGGAATAATCTTTAATAAAAATGGGTCAAACTGGAATTACTTCAAGGTTATACCGGACAAGCATGTGTCTGCATGGATTTATGGAGGGGCACCTGGTTCGACTCTAAGTGGGGTACCATACGCTACGTCTAATAATGTTAACACCGCAATGTACGATTATACTTTTTACAACCCGACCATCGGGTCTGGAGAAAACGACAACTTTAAAGGGGTAAGGGCATATCCAAACGCACAAAGCAAACCTTACTGGACGGGCTTCGAAAACGGAAGCCCCCGGCTATATCATGCTACTGGTTACGGGCAACTTGGAGAAGGCACGTTCGGCATGGATCGAGTATGGACGAATGCACCGGGCACATTTGGTCCTGCTTATTTCGCCAGAGAAACCAACGGGATAGCGGCAACTAACCTTGGCTACTACATATCAAATTATGTAAAACTCAACAGAGGAGTAACGCCTACAGACACCTATATTCCCTCGGGCGGTGCTTTCCTCCCAAGTCCCCTATCGCCATCGCGCGGAGAACAGGTCTTCGCGGGAGCTACAGCTGTATCTTCTTGGCGGAATTTCTTTAATGTTGGTAATACGCCTACAGTAGACACCTCAAAGACTCAGCTTAGCTTTGCTGTGTACACAGCTCCCACCCTTCCGTTCAGGGATGGGTATGTAGGAGATTATTACAGTATGCCCGGGAGTCCTGTAACGCTCGCGTATGGTACTGATTTTTTCACTGGTGAGGAGGCGGGTTGGGGAGAATTCTTCTCAGAGACCCCAACAATACAGGCATACAAGATTGGCGAATACATAGAATGAACAAGAGCTCCATGGTGGGATCGGTCAGCGCAAATGACATTAGCGCATTGGGCGTAAGCCCGGCCAAGTCATACGGGCATGTTGCTGGAACACCCGCAAGATTCTTTGGGGCTGGTATTATTAAGCTTCCAAAGCTGGATGATGAGCACCCCTTCCGTGTTGCCATAAGAAAGAATTCAACAGGCTCATACGAGTTCAAAGCTAGAAAAGGCTTTGTGGACGGGCTGGAGGCAGTTGGCGCAGTTAAAAGCGCATGGACAAGAATATCCCCCCAGAGCCAATCCGCGATTCTGGAGTGTGATGTTGACGGAGACCTGAAGATTACTAAAGCCACAGTTAAGGCCGACACGATCAGAGAGCCTTTCCGTACAACAATATCTAGTGGCAAGCAGACAAAAGCTAGAATCATCCTCTGCCAGTTCGACCAAGACGGAAACGAGATAACTCGAGTGCAAAATGTCCGCACGAACCTCATGGCAAAGCTGGTGTGTCACGAGGGCTATGCGGCCAAGATGTTAATACAAGAACCAATCGAGTAGTGAGCACGACCTTGTATTGGGACGCTCCGTGCATGGCTATTAAGCCAAGCAAGAAGCCGGACGGAATGAATCAAGACTATTGGGATGCGAGAAATAAAGTAGCAATAGACATTCATCAGTTCTTTAAGTGGATCAATAGCGAATGGGATGTTCGGAAAACCATGGGCGGGTATTACAGAACAGGGACTTGTAATGACTTCAAGAATTGTGACCCTGACTGCGAGGGTTCATGTGATTGCTGTAAAAGGTCTGAAAATACAACACACTCATCTACTACCTATGTATCGGTCACGGACGGGTCCTTGGGCAATAATAAAATGAGGAAGAATGATTGCCCTAAAAGTGATGATACTGGTCCTGTCCCAAGATACATAAAAGGAACGTGCAATAATTTCAACACCACTCCAAGCCGGTACGGGAAAATACCAGAAGGAGACTTAAGGAAAAGAAGGTACAACGTGTGCCTTCCAACGGAAGCATTGGGATATTTCCTAACCGTCTACAAGCGAAAGGACGTAGGACCTTTTCCTTACTGTCCGGGGCCGGGCAGTTGCGAAGGAGCGGAGCAACCAAACGCGGAAGACAGAGTGCAAGTGGGGTCAACTAACACGGATAGCAGAACACTAGAAGCATCTACATGTGGTCAATGCGAATGTGATCTCGGCGGTGATGCCGCTGACCCAGAACCCGTAAAGGTACCACTCAAATGCTATTACGGGAGTTGTAGGGCTAGTTTCTTTTCACTTGCATCCATATCCTTTGATGTGGCTGGGTCTTGGTATGATCCAGAAACTAAAAAAGTTCACCCATCAATAAATCTTGGAGGTGAATACCCCGGCTTTGGGTGGCATGGACAGCACCCCAAAGACGGTACTGATAAAGGTCAGTATGGGAAACACACCACAAAAACAACTGTTACAGTAGACGGAGTCAGTATTCCATGTGGCACTTCTTGGAATAAATATGGCTACCAAGGGGACATCACCCTGAGCATCACCTACACACTAAAAGAACGAGCTCTGTAGCCTGTGCGTCGCTAGAGCATAAACTTTTTGCGAGCAACCCCTTGGGGGGCAGAAGTTATGCATGAGCGACAATACTCCGGCGCAAGCCGAGAACACTCCAACAAGCGTCCCAGAGACGCAAAACCCTAAGACTACAGATGTGGCGGCGCTTGATGAGCGCGCGTACCACGAAATCATCCAAGCCTTAGATCCCAACGCAACTCCCGAACCTGCTAAGGAAGAGCCAAAAGCTGAACCTGAACAGGAAGCACCTGTGGCGGAAGCCCAAGAGCCAGAAAAGGAAGAAGCAAAGGAAGAGGCTAAGGAAGAAGCCCCAGCCCAAGAAGAACCTGATATTGCCCTGCCCGAGCGGGTTCGTATCGGTTCTTGGTCGGAAACTGAGAGAAAAGCCCTCCAAATTAGGGCTCGTAATCCGGATCTGACACTTGAGCAGGCCATCAGCATGGTGAAAGGCAAAGACGAATCAGCCTCCCCTGCCCCAGCCGAGCCAACGCCAGAAGAAATCGAGACCAAAATCGACGCTAAGGCACAAGAAAAAGCCAATGCGATCAAAGCGCTCGAATTCGACAAAGCGGCTCAGTTAGAGCTTGAGATGGCAGACCTGTCAAAGGCCTACCGCCGTGCAGAGAAAGCGGCATCCGAAAGAGCAGAGATCCAGAAAGCAGTCAGAATCGAGGAGTCTGAGAAGTCCAAGAAATTGGCCGTCGAATACTACCCCGATACTGCAAATAAGGACTCGGTCTTGACCAAGAAGATGTATGAGATCTTTGATGTCCTACAAGACACCAAAAATCCGTTGGTTAATGATCCGAACCTGCCCATTCGGTTGGCGCAGATGGCCGCTAACGAGCTTGGGATTGCCCCTAAAACGGCAAGCAAAGCTCCTGCAAAACCAGCGGTAGTAGCGCCCTCGCCAAGCGCCGCCCGTCGTAGTCAACCCACCATACAACCCGCAAGCGGTAACGCTCGCACTAATTCACCCCAACCAGTTAGCGCAAAAGATGTTTTGTCAAAGATTGAGGATGTGGATCAATTCCGCGCCCTCATGGCAAATCTCTAATGCGTTGGGAGGGGTAAAAGGAGGACAATACTATGGCTACAAACCTTAGCATTCCTACAAACAATGCAGTTAGCGACTTTACGTCGCAAAACGCCACGTTCCTTCCGGAATTGTGGAAAAAAGGAGTTCAACTCTCGGAAGCCGCTGAGAACTTTTTCAATCAGTTCGAAGGCCCAACCGAGAACTACAGCGTAATGAGCGTCCGCGATTTATCGCGGGGGGCTGGCTCCAAAATCACGTTCCGCACCATGGCGCAACTCTACGGAGAAGGCGTACAGGGCGAAACACTCATCAACAGCAACACGGAAGATTTCCGCGTTGGTGCTTACAACCTGACCGTTGATTTCCTACGGCATGCGGTTTCTTACAATCGCCGGCTCGAAGAGAAAACGGCTTTGGCTTCTGAATTGAAGTCCAATGTTCCTGTCATGCTGGGCAACTGGCTTGGCCGGATGAAGACTGAGCGCTTGATGAAACTCTTCCTCCATAAGGGGAACGGGCGGAATTACATCTATGCCAACGGCAAAGCTAATACCGATGCCTTGTTGACCACAGATACCCTCAGCTATGACGGCATCGTTGCCGCAGGCCAACAGCTTCGCACTCGCGGAGCTCGCCCTGCTCAAGTTGCCACCATCGATAAAAACAAGCTCAACCGCTACGTGGTAGTTTCCACCGGTGAAGGTCTCCTGTCGCTAAAGAGCGAAACCAAGTACTTGAACGCAGTTCAAGCGGCTGGTGCGCGCGAAGGCTACAATGGAGTTCAGTTCACGGGCGGATTCGTTGACCTCGACGGCCACATCATTCGTCAGTTCGACCCAGTCGATCACGACGGATTTGGTGCTATCGGGTCTCCTCTGAACGCGAAAGCAACCCTCGGAACGGCGATCACCGCCGCCACCGGCTCTGCGATCACAGTTCGGGCGACTGCCAGCGATTCGACCAAGCCCGGATACGGAGCCTCGTACTTCAAGTACTTCTCTGGCTACAGCTATCCGTTCAGCGCGGACGATGCGGACAATAAGATCCTCGGCACGACCACCACAAGTGGTTATGTCTTGATCCTCAACCTGACGGGCGACGATGCAGGCAAGTATGGCTTCTACAGCTATTCTGCTAACAACGGCAACACCCTCACATTGGATCGTGGTCTAACCACAAGCGCTGGCACAGAAGGCTCAACTGGTGCATTCCAGTTGAAGAGAACGGTTGGAGGCGTATCAAGCGTCACCACAGCGACCAGCCCTTGGGCTGACGCCAAACTTACCAATACTCACCCCGTGGGCTCGCTCGTTATCGAGACGAATCGGCGTGGTGTTGCGATTGGACGTTCCCTCGTCTTGGGAGCCATGGCCGCTGTTCGCGGTTACGGATCTCTCGACGGCGAGCGCTCCGAGGAAACCTTCGACGGCGATTTCGTGCGTAAGACCTACATTACCTCGATCTTCGGTCAGTCTCCTTATGTGCGTCCGGACGGCGACATGCCTAACTTCTTGGTCGCTACCCATGCGGTCAACTACGCAGGTCTGAATCTGCCCTCGGTGACTAGCTAAAGTCATATTGGAATGGGCGGGAAGGGTTCAAGCCCCTCCCGCCCTTCCTCTTTAATATAAAATGAGAGCAGTTTGTATTATCCGAGACGGGCCAAGGTATGTGCCTGTCTTTGTCATTCAAGACGCAACCAACAAGAGACATAACTTTGTTTGGTCTGCCGTGTATAACGCCCATATCTGGGATCGTGGAGACCTAGGACCAGAAGACTCCCGCGACCTAGATAATATCCTTTCCCGATCCGACAATTTCTACCGAGCCTCCGTGATCTTAAGGCCTGACGATGTCACGCCTCCTATCGTTCCCGCAACGACTGAGCAAGTAGCCGAACAGCCTAAGCCTAAAAACAAGGGCGGACGCCCACGGAAAGTGCAGGTGGCGTGAAGGTAAACGAAGCCATTGATGCCATGTATGAAGTGTTCGGAGTTCCGAACAATGCTTCAGCGCCTCCCATTATGCAGAGGCGTATTCTTAATGACCTCAACTCGGCTATGCAGTTGCTTTGGTCTAAGGGGCATCGACTTCTCGATTACTACACAAGAAGCGAGGAGACCGTCACCATAACCGCAAACAATAAAGAGACTCTTCTTAGTGATAACATTCAGTCCGTTCTAGGCCCCGTCCGTAGGACTGCAGACAACATGATGCTTCGCCCGATTAAAAGCCGTGGCGAATACGAGAACTACTCAAGCATCTATGCGGGTAGCATCACCGCTCTTGCAGGGGCTCCACCACAGGCCTATTTCATCGATCAAAATAGAGGCACAGCGCCCGATGCGACCTCCCTATCGATTCTGGTTGTACCCGTACCGATTGTTAATACGCAGATCACTCTTGAGGTCTCTCTGCGAGCTCCAGCGTACACACCAACCGATTATACGAATCAGACTCAGATACCAATACCCCACAATTACGCAGAAACACTTCTTCTGCCGATTGCTCGGTATCTTGCCTGCTCTTCCCTCTTCTTCGCTGATAAGTCGAAACAACGCGAGCCCCTGCTTAAAGCAGAATACGACAGGGCTCTACAAACCCTGGTGGAATCCGCATGACAAGTCTTCAACTAGCACAAAGAGCTTTGTCTTTCACAAAGCTACCTACCGACCCAGCCAATATATCGGCCAACGAGGCCGCTACGATTGTTGGTGCGATCAATGCCGGAATGTCTCGCTACTACATCAGCGCACCAAGCGGAAGGAAGACAACGCCAGTAACGGCCTTTATCAAAGCCCCTCAGCCAGTAAACATTGGCCTAGTAAAAGGATCTTATGAAACGACAGGACTAAACCTCGGGACTGAGGACAGAATGGGCGACACAATTCTTGTCGCTGACAGGAAGATTCGTTTGGCGATTGGAACAAAGCTCCGTGAGCCATGGCCTCTCGAAACAGGAACATACGCAGGCACTCTTTATGATGATGCCATTCCGCTTTATACCCCTGTCCGTAGGATTGAGGGTTATGTAATTTTCGACGAGCGTTATAGACTCCCCTTCCTTGCTGATACACCCGTAAGAGAAGATGAAATAGTCGTTCCAAGAAGGAGCGGATCGCCAGCGTTCTTCTCAATCGAAAGCCTTGGAGACGCCGTCGGTGGATCTGCCAGAGCTCTTGTGAGGCTATACCCCGCCCCTGCTCAGGCTTCCACAATCCGATTCGCGGCAAGCATCGAAGCCCAAACATTCACGATAGCCAACTTGTCTGACGCTGTTGCCGTATACGCCAGCCCTATGGATGTTGAGGCATTTATCGTGCCTTTAATCGCCTCAGAATTGGCCCTAACGCAATACTGGCAAGACGGAGTATCCAGAGAGATTGCAATTGGTAAAGGCAAGGAAACGGAAGCTTTCCTTCGCACATACCACGAACCAACTGGCCCCTCTATGAGTAGGGCTCTTACACCACTAGGATTCTAATGGCTGTAGTAGCTACATTCGATCTGGCCGAGAGCTTGATAACCAGCGTCTTATCGCAGGTTCGTCGTGGGGTATCTCTATCCAGAATGGATAACACGGCAAATTCGACTAGAGGCTCCATGGTCGACCTCCCTGACAAAATTGATTTTGAAATCAACCTACTCAAATCCCATCAATTTCTATCTAGGCAGTCAACCTCGAGCGACAATAACAACTCGGTTGATCTGGAATCCCTCATCTCAATAGATGCTGAATCCTCTGGAAATGCTGAAACAAGCTCAGACCTGTCTGGATCACTAGGTGGATCGCTTGAAGGCGGACTATCTGGATCTAGAGAAGGTAGCTCCGATTCGGGCGGAGGTAGCGAAGGCTCTGCAACAAACGGCGCCGGCGTTTCTACAGAGTCCTCAAGTTCAAGCGGAACGGAGAACAGAAGCTCGAGAAAGACTGAAAATGGCAACGAAACCTCCTCAAGTAATTCCTCCGAAAACTCTAACGAAAACAAAACAGATAAATCAGGAAGAAGCGATACAGAATGTTCGGACAAGTATGTCAAATCCCAAACAACCAGAAATTACTGGAAACTTGATGAGGACACAGGAGGAGTAACACAAGCGTCATGAGTTTTACACTTGTAGATTATCTAAACAGCGCAACCGGCCAATCCGTTAACTCGGGTAGTGGTAGCGGATCTAGCTCTGGATCGTCCTCGGGATCTTCATCGGGGTCATCTTCTGGAAGTAGCTCGTCATCTCGGAGTAGCTCCAGTAGCGATTCTTCTAGCGGGAGCTCTAGTCGTAGTGGAAGCAGTTCAAGCAGTAGCAGTAGATCAGGCTCCTCAAGTGGCAGTTCCTCAAATAGCTCGAGTGGGTCTGGATCTTCATCTTCCTCTAGGAGCGGTTCATCTTCTAGCTCGACGAGCTCAAGCGGATCTAATAGCCGTTCTGGCACATCGAGCTCTTCATCCAGTAGGTCTTCTAGCTCGTCCAGATCTTCATCGGGCGGGTCTTCTAGAACGGAGACTCAAAAAGATGATATTGGATGTGTTGTCCGATTCAGCGTTCCGATTGTTGTCCAGTTCCCCGGGGACGTTGCGCCATGAACGATGAAAGCAAAGCCCTAGAGCGGATAGCTCGCGTTGAAGAGAACCAGCGGTGGGTGATGCAGAACCTAACTGACATTCGGAACATGCTTGAAAAATCCCTATCCGAAAAGGGCGAAGCTCATGAACGTGTTTTGGACAGGCTTAACAATATCGAAGATGATATTTCCGGAATAAAGACAAAGCTTTGGATGTTCGGAATAGGAGCAGGTGCAATCCTCACGGCTGTTTGGGAGATTGTGAAAGCAAAGATATGGGGTGATCACCCGTGACAATTGTTCAGCTTTCAGAGCTAGACGATTTCCTAAAAGACTCCCTCTCCATAGTTAGGCGTGGCGTGGCAAACGCCAGAAATGCAAATCAGTCTAATCCAGCCCTTGGCATCATGGCCGACCTGCCCGAAAGGGTTGATTTCGAGGTAATGGTTGTCTCGAACTATCAGTATTTAAATCGGATCACATCAACAAGCTCTACCGATACTGGCTTAGTCAACGAGACTTCGGGATCTAGAGAGAATGGTACGGGCGGAACATTGAGCTCCTCAATTGAGTCAGATTCGAAAAGAGATTCTAGAAACGAGAATTCACTAGAATCGTCAACCTCAGCCAATACAAAGACTTCTGCGTCAAGACAAAGCTCAACCGAAGGTGCTGGAGAAGGATCTCAAGGCACATCCGGAGAAAGGGATCAGTCGGGATCTACTGGAGGAGGGTCTGGAGGCGGTAACGAAAGTGGCACAAAGAATGACACAAGAAATTCCAGCAACAACTCCAACGAAACGAAAAACGAGAATAGTAAAAGCAGGCAAAGCGGTCAAACCGCGGAGCATAATATTCACGTCGTAAGGGGATTCGACCAATCAACCGGACGCTGGGGCGGTCAAAACTTCGCTCCAGTAGCTCCGATAACACAAAGCCTAAAATGCTCCTAATACTCGCATTACTATTCTTGGCTGGATGCTCAAGCACACAGCATCAGTCCCCTTCTTTTGATCGAGCTTATTCGTATCTAGACCAAGCCTCTGACTCGGCGTATGGAAAGACTGCGGAAGCCATCAAGAAAGCCAAAGAGCAGATTATAGCCGCAGATAAGGCGTGTTCAGCAAACACCGAAGCCCTTGATGAGGCTGTTAAGGCAAAGAACGAAGCAATCAAAGACGCCGAATACTGGAAGGCCAAGCAACGGAAAGCACTAAAGGAGCTATGGATCTGGCGGGGGCTTCTCATTGTGGTTGGATTATTCGCACTTCGGGGGCCGATCTTCTGGGTAATTCGTAAATTCATAGGTATCCCTTGGTGAAGAAGTTTATTTCACAGATACAGGGCGTAACCTGTTTTGCTATCGCCTCCGTTATATTTTGGTTCTCTGGGCCAATCGTTCAGCATTTTGACCCTACAGCAGGGGTCTGGGATCGCGGATCTATCCACGGGCTGGCGATTGGAGCTTGTGCATATTTCCTAGCCGTCTGGCTGGCTTGGCTGGCCTTCCAGATTGAATGGCCTTCTCTTGATAATCACATCGACGAAAACAGGTGGCTTCAAGACATGCGAGCCATGTCCCCTGCTTCTCGGGTTTGGTTAACTTTCGCGGTTTGGTCAGTTCTATTTATCGGAGCCCTTTTATGCCTTCTATCATGGAGGTAATCAAATGCGCCTGCCACTTGTCGGCATTATGCTTTATTTCGTTGGCTCGGCATTTGCGGGGCCAAGAGAAGATGTTGCCAGAATCGCCACAACCCTATTGGAGACAAAAGAAGATTGGGGAGAGAACTCGGGACCCATGGTGGATCAAATCCTTGCTTCCGTTGATCTTCCTCCCGGGAATCCTTGGTGTGCGGCTTTTAACTACTACTGCTTTAGCCGAGCCGGCCTTGCGGATGCCGTCCCCAGAACAGGTTGGTCTCCGTCGTGGCTGGCTGGACAGAAAAAGCCAGCCGACAAAGCCCAAACCGCAGACGTCTTCGGTATCTATTTTAGCAGTCTCCGCAGAATCGCCCATACAGGGATCATAGAGAAACCCTGTAAAGGCTACTGCATAACCATAGAAGGAAACACAAACAATGGAGGTTCAAGAGATGGAGACGGTGTCTATCGCAGAAGAAGGCCAAACAAAACAATCGTCATCAAAGATTGGCTCGAAGAAGCCGTCTCTCGGTGACATCAAGAAAGATGTAAAGCCGGCTGAGTGGCTCGAGAAAGCCCTAGGTCAGCCCGACATCCAGAAGTCTATTGTAAAAGCTATCGCTGACTCATTAGGTGCAGTTAAACACCAATGGGACGGCAAGAGACAGCAGGCCGATGAAGTCCCAGACTACGCGACGCGCATCAAAGCCGCCGAACTAGCATTGTCATATATCGTTGGTAGACCGGTAGAACGGCAACAAATTATGGTCGCACACCAAAAAATGGATGATCCGATCAAAATGGTTAAGTCCAGCCCAGCCCTCAGAACCGCTCTTAAGGAGCTTTTGGAGGAACCTAGTGAGTCATAAAAACGGGGTCACAAAAGACCATGAGGTGGATAGCCATACAATATGGACATCCGCCTACATGGATGGGCGTACTAAATACGAGTCAGGCCATAAAGAGCATAAGTCTAAGTTCTGGACAGCAGGTCTGGCTTGGTATGCGAACAATCTAAGAGACGAGATTCTTGATGGGGTTGCCTACGTCCACCACCTCACCCTCCGGATAAACACGCTTCTCGAGATAGCTGATCAGCTTGAAAAGAAAAAGATCACCCAAAAGCAAGGTGCAAAGATGATCCGAGAAGTAGTCTCGGCAAAGCCAATCAATGAAGATAACTAAATTCGTTGCGGCCGGGGATGTCCACGGAGACGAACAGGACAAGAAGTCCGTTCAGTCGCTTCTGGCATTCATGGCTCACTATAAGCCCTCCTTAGTCGTTATGACGGGAGACCTCTGGGATTTTAGAAGTCTCAGGCGCGGGGCGAGCGATGATGACCAAGCTGAATCCCTTGAGCGCGATTGGGATGCTGGAGAAGAGTTCCTAAAGGACTTCTTTGCCCATGGGGATGAGCGTGTGTTTTTGCGTGGAAATCACGATGAGAGGCTCTGGGACCTAGCCCACAGCGCAAGATCTGGATTGGCTAGGGATTACGCAGAACAAGGAATCGAGCGGGTGGAGGAGTTACTCAAAAAACTAAATGCAAGAATGTTGCCATACGATTCGGCTGGAGGTGTTTACTTAAAAGGTAGTCTCAAGTTTGTTCATGGCTACGGCCACTCGATGCATGCGGCCAAACAACATGCTGATGCTTATGGGAATGTACTTTTCGGCCATACCCACGCAATTGACTACTTCAAATCAGTCTCAATAGACAATCGAGAGGGTTGGAACATAGGTTGCCTCACCGGGCTACGGCCATCGTACAACAGGAACATGATGCGTCGCATGCGCTGGCAAAACGGGTGGGCTTTCGGAGTTATCTACGAGGACGGAACACACGATGTTTTCCAAGCAAAACAAAGAGGCGGGAAATTCACAATACCCACAAATGTGAGGACATTATAATGCTACATCGCAAAGCAAATGGGAAAGACGATTGGGCAAAATTGCTCATGCAGACATTGACTAAGAATGTTGATGTCATTCCCCCGGGTTGGCTCACGAGCGACCAAATTGCAAAGAAGTTCGGCGTCAAGCGATGCCAAGCGACCAAACTATTAAAAGATATGCGAGATGACGGCTCTGTTGAGGCAAAGCATTTCAGAGTTATAGTGAACAAAGAATACGGAGTTTCTAGGCCTCAAATGCATTACCGGATCAAAAAATGAAAGAGCCAGACGTTAACCGCCTAGTTCCAGAAGAGTTCGACAACATGACGGCCAAGATGTTTACATCAAGGCCAGATCCAAAAGAGGTTGGCGAGCCACCACCCATTCCGGACTTGATTAGGAACTTTTACCACGGAATGAAGGATTGGGCTCAGGACGGCTTCAAGACTGAGGATGAAGCCGAAACAAACCGCAGGCTGGGTATCTGCCAAGGTTGCGAAAACTTTAAGGAAGGCAGATGTATGCTTTGCGGATGCTTTATGAAGCTAAAGGCAAAGCTCTCAACAGGATCTTGCCCCGTCGGTAAATGGTGATCAGAGGTGTTCTGAGAACCTTCTAAAGGCCGATTCCCCATTACCAATTCCAGCCATAAGAGCCGTATGGGCGTTCATAGCCATCAGTTCCCGTTCTTGTGTGTCGAAGGCTAACGCACCAAGCCTATAAACAACCTGCTCGTCGTTCTGGCATAGTAAGCCAGTTTCCCCGTCCCGTATAAACTCAGGCATCCCGCCAGTATCCGAACCAACGACAATAGAACCAGATGCCATAGCCTCAAAAGCAACCCGAGGAGCGTTCTCAACCCAAGGGTAATACATCAAGGTTGCGTGGCAGGCGCTTATCATGTCTCCAATTACCGCTGGATCGTAGATATGTCCGTTGATAGATCCGGACACCTTGCCGTGATATGGGTGATCGGGCTTCCTAAAGTCACCCAGCTTGGCCTCGCCATTCGGTCCCCATCCAACCACATGTATGCCCTTCGGCTTGGGTGATGCAAACCTGTGCATAATCTCCCATAGGTTATCTGGGTACTTGTCTGGATCATCTCTGCCAATCCTCAAAACATCAAACCGAGATCTATCCTTCGGGTAGATGCGAAACTTGTTCCACGAGGAAAAGAGGTTGAAATAAGGCTCACAATGTATGAAGTTATGACTTAGCCCCAATGGTATAAGTTCATTATTAAGGGCATTCTGCTGGTATCTGGATTGGCACAAGACACGGAGATTCGGTATTCTTCCAATCGCAACCTTTTCCTCAACCGAGAGAAAGTTCATGCAAGGCCAGTAGGCTACAAGGGCGGGTTTCTCGTCATTCCTGTAAATGTGGGCAAATAGGTCTTGTTCGCACCAGCACCAGACAACCTTATCCGTAAGCATCCCCGGAGTGTATTCTCGCGTTTTGACACCTATTGCGTCGAAATACTTCCTTCTGGGCTCATTAACTCCCAGCACATCCGTCCCCGACTTGAGGACGCAAATTACATCAATATCCTTGCTCCTCAGTAACTCAATAGCATGACCAGCCTCAGGGCCGGCTCCACCGCATTGATGCAAATACCCCCAGACATAGACTTCTTTCATAGGTAGAACCAAAGCCTTTCAATGCAATGAGGAGAAAAGGCCGATAGGCACGAGCAGGGGGTACTGCCGTAATGGCCCACAGGGTGATTGCATCGCGCATCCGAAGGCGGATTCCTAAGCTTTTCACGTATCCCAATCCAAGACTCTAGGCTTCTCGCTTTTATACGTTTCGCCGAATAGCCAAATATCTGGCCGGCTGGATAGTAAATCATTTCCGGCATCTCCACGCCAAAGAGCTCCGTCCATGTTTGCCTTATGAAAGGAGCAAGATCCGAATGGTTGTCCGACTCCTCCCTCCAATGAGCATTAATTGGGGCAAGCCTAAATATGGGCGAACCAGACTGCACTTGGCCTGGATCAATCCATTTATTTAGCCAGTAGAAGAAATCTTCACGCCTAACATGGTCAAAAGGGTCTCCCTGCGCGAAAAAAACCCTGTCAGGAAGGCTGTCGTAGTTCTCAATGATAAACGAAAGGTAGGTATCTGGGTCTAGTCCTATGTTTTCAGCCTTAATGCCATCTGGCGAAACTTCTCCCTTGTCGTATATGAGGTAAGGTATTTTCACATCCCCAAGCCAAGAGATGTCTTCATTATACCTAGCCACCACGAGCATAGATGGGATCTTGGATATCTTCACGCCATCCTCTGGATTGACCTACAGCTACGCCTCATGATCCTTGAGACTTCTCGGACGCTGAGTCCTCCACGGAGAAGCATTCTTGCGACTTGGTAGCGAGCGTCTTGCAGTTCGCCCTTCCTGTCGTGGCTGAGTATCTGCTTCTGGGTAAAACCCGTCGACTGACAGACAGCCCCGAAGTCCTTGCTTCCTTGTATTTTCTCGTCTTCCGCACTAGCGGTTCCAGCGAGTGCATTAGTGACCGCAACGCACCTCGCTCCAGCCTCAAGCTGGTCAACACGCTTCTCCAACGTCGAGATCCGTAGTCCGAGAGCCTGCGCGACTGCCCTATCGATCTCAATGTACATACTCGGGAACCTTTGTTACCGCTCCGACCCACTTTTTTACATCCGTGCCGATGCGGTTGTTTGTATCGGCTACATAGTCCTCCGTCTTGTTCTTGAAGTCCTCCGGGCTCATGTCACGCATCTCTCGAGCCTTTGCGTACTGATCTTTGCTTAGGATTCGTCCAAGCTGTTGCCAGCCCTCATCATCAAGACGAACACAAGCGTCTCTGATTGCGTAGCAAATGCCGTTGCCGGCGCAGTAGTTTTCCACAGGGCGTTGAGAGAATGCACCCCCAAGCTCTGTTATAATTAACTGTTTATACGCTTCGTTTATTTCATTCATTTAGCCAGTTCCCTTTCCTTTCTTTGCCTAATTATCATGTCGTTGAGTGAAGGTTTCCCCGCCTTGAGCCATTCCTCTTTTGTCATGTTCACCTCGCCCCAAGGGGTGATCTGAGTCGGTGGGCTCGAACAATGGCTATTCTGTTCCTTAACCGACTTTGGAATTAAGGTCGGCTCGGCCTTGTTCATCCATGTCGTGATAAAACGAATCGAAAACTTCTTGTCGGGGTGGGCGAGTAGGTAGCATTGAGCCTTATTCATCTCCCTCGCCGTATCGATCCCTCGCTCTTTCGCCAGCTTAAGGATCTTATCCAGCTTGCTCTTGTCATCCTCTTCCCTTGCTCCAGCCAACTCCTTCTCAATCCTCGACTGCTCCCTGACCATCCTTCTGGAGAAAGGGATCTTTTCGGCTGTACGACTGAACACGCCTGCTGATTCGAGTTCCTTGCAGAGTTCGACGATTACATCTGTAGTTGTGCCTAGCCCAACAGCTAGAGCCTTCGCTCCTATGGCCGTTGAGTCGTGATTGAGCAGATACCCCCTCTTGGGAGAGGTATGCATAAGCAATAGGATCTCAAACCACAGAGCTTTCGCCTGTAGTGACAGCGTCCTAGTATCAGTCCACCAACTCTGGGGACTAAAGCTTAGAGACGTTGATTTCGATACAAGGGGCTTCGCCGGTAGCTCCATATAACTTGCTCGTTTCTCCTTTGCAGATTTGTGCGTCATCGACCCACCACGCAGACGAGGTGAGTGAGTCAAATAGCGGTTTCAAAAGATTGTCCCGATCTGGCCGTACTGGCGCGGGTTCCCGTCCGCCCTTCTTCATCGCATTAGGGCGTTTCAGCACGAAAGTTACGTCGACCCGTATTGCTCCCGTCAGAGGTTCTTTCGGGGAAAACTTATTCGCGGCTAGAACGAGATCCCTGCGATAGAGCATTCCATCCTTGTTCCGATAGACACGGAAGCCTCCCTTTGAGGCGAACCTCAAGGAGCTTTGTGTGCTCTTCGGAGCAATAGGAAGTGTTGCTACTATCCTACAAGGACTTGCCATGCTGATTTAATCCTCAGTAATAGGGTTCGCTTCTGACCAACGATTGAGAGGTGGAGAGTTCCGCCCTTTGCTTGGACATCCAGAATCCCGCCTTGAAGATCCGGAACCTCGCTGACGGAGATTGGTCCGTATAAAGCCAGCATGTAGCTGACTACGTTTCGCCAGAACGCTTGTTGACGGCGTTCCTCTGCCACGACTGATGCTGGGTTTGTTTTCTGGGGTCTATTTGCCATTTTTTTTCTTCTGGGCTATGCCGAGCCTCAGTCCTTGTTCTATTGTCTCCAACAGGGTTGCCATTACTTTGGCTCCCATATACTGCTGGAAACGCTCCTCTCGGATCTCTTTAGATACGGATTGGTCAAGACACGCCTGACCCATCTTTTCCAACGAGTTCAACGAAACGCTCTTGAACCAGAGGTACGGCTCGAAGTCCCTGAGCCTTTCCACCATCTCCAAAGTCTGGTCGGCGTCGTATTCCATCAGATTGAGTAGACGGCAATCTTTTTGCCTGCCTCCGTCTCCATGGTCGCTCTTGTAATCGAGTAGCCCATCTTCCGGATGTCATGAATCCGAGCGGCAAGCCTCAAGCATCCAAAAAGCTGGAGAGCTTCAAATGCGGTGATGCTATTGCCAGAGAGCATGTGATTCAGAATCTTGGCGTTCTGCTCATTACCGATCCTTGGCTGGGGGTGATGAGTCTTCCGCTCAAAATCAAGATCTGGCTGGACCGCGAAATACATTAGCAGTCCCACTTTCTGAGGCTTTTATTGATACGGCTGTTTGGATCGCCAGCGGTCTTGGAAGATGTGTTCTTACGCTTCATACCTTCCATGCGAGCGCAAAAAGACTTCCGCCTACCCGCCGACTTGGTGGAACGAGAAGCCTCCTCGCGACTAACTGGTGGCTTCAGATTCCCGCCAGTAGCCCGATTGTAGCTACGCCGACCAGCCTCATTGAGGCCACCTTCGGGGTTCTTCCCCTCTTTCCTCTGCCAAGCGGGACTAGACATTATGAACCCCCACCAGCCCCGAGGCCATAATCCCGCGACGCAACTCCTTTAGATAATCAGAGTATGCGTAGGCCTCATCAGAGCACCTACCCTCTTGATCTATAGCAACTGCACCCAGAAATTCAGCAAGTGGCTCAAGGGCTAAGCACAACTGCTCTGAGTTCTCGAATCTTTCCAACGGAACAAGTGTTTCAACTTTCATACATCCTCCTTGGGTTAATCTTCTTTGCGGTCTTCTTTGAATTGCGGAATGCCTCGGCTGTGGGAGCTCCACTCGATCCGGGTTTCCTCATCTTCTCGCCAGAACCTCTGGCGATGCGTTTCCTCTTTGCGTGTATGTTCGCGTATAGTCCGTCTTTCATTGGTCGTATCCTTTCTTTATGTTTTTCTTGGTTGCCTTCATTTTCTTTTTGACCTTCCCCTTGATGAGCCGAGGCTCGATTTCAGTAGGGTTAGTCGTTGCTATTCCAGTTGATGGGACGCTTGCTGGTTCTCCGCTCATGAGACCACCTCCACGGCGCTACGAACCTCTTCAAGCTTCTTCTTGAAGACCTGATTGGTTTTGAGCATGGATGTGACTTTCCTGAGTCCATGAACGGCTGTTCCGTGATCACGATTAAACATCTGCCCAATCGCCTTAAATCCCATCCCGAGCGTTTCTCGGCACACATACATGCAAGCCATCCGAGCTCGAGCCACTTCGGTTGTCCTATCCTTCGACATAAGCTTATCAATCGGCACTCTGAACACGCTTGAGGTGGCGTTGATTGCCTTCTGGGCATCGGCTGGGGTTCCTCGGAAGGGCATGGCCTTATGAAGGACTCCCAACTCAATCGCCAAGCTCTCCGTAACCTTGCGGTAGGTCTCCATCTCGATTCTAAAAGCACCGAGTTCGTAGACTTTCCGTTTCAATTCACCGACTTCTTCTTCGAGACGGGCGATCTCTGAACAAGCCAGAGGATCAATCATTCTCGAGATGGCGTGTTCTGACACCGCCCCCACCGAGTTGAATATCGTCATTCGTGACGGAACATTGACCTCAACTTCCCTTACATCTGCTGTAATCATTATTTACTCCTTGTTAATTTGTTGATGGGGCGAGTGTCTATTAGATCAGCTAATAGAGCCCCAAGTTGTTGACTTGCATCTCTTTTTGAACAGGCATCTTTATCCATGATCAGCTTTTCAGCGTTGGTTATGGATATGTCTGCGGCTTCGATGGCCTTCTTCATCCCGACTACTTCAGCGAGCCTATTAAGGGCTTCTGTAGCGTCCGTGATGTAGCGACGATTCTGGGTCTGGATCTTCCAGCCTTGGATCGAACCACCTTCAGCCATGTAATCCCTCGCCCGTTGGCGGACTGCATCGATAACCGACTCTGCAACGATGCAACTATCCAAGAGGCGGGGTAGGTCGACTGGGCTAATCAGAGTCCCTGTGCTGACATTTGCTAGGGCTGTAGTGGCGTTTTGTGCCTCGGGGCAAACACCGGACGCCTTGCAATACTGACAATGGGGACCGACAGCCCTTGTCTCTTTCTGGCTAGAAAGCCTCTCAAGTTCGTTACGAAGCCTTTCACGCTCCATTCCGATTGCGCTTTCTGACAGCTTTTCGAGAACAACACCCTGACCCGCTTGGATGATGGCTACATAGGCTTCCTCGGCCTTCAGATCCTCGCATCCCATGACAGCGAGAGCCCGAAGCTGGGCGTTGCCAGCCGACTCAACGGGGACGATCCCTGTCTTGTAATCAAGAACCAGAATCGACTTGCCGTTTGAGTAGATGGCATCGGGCTTACCAGTAAGCCGTAGCTCGTTATCAACCTTTAGGCCGAGCCGTTGCTCACGAATAATCGTGGGCTTTTCCTTAGAGCCGACTACATCTGTCCATTGATCGACTGCAATCTTCTCTAGGACGGAAAGCTTCTGAGCCAGATCAGCCTCTTCGACATTGAGTATCGAAAAGTCACCATTCTGGAGGGCGTCGTGGATGCGATTCCCCTTCTCAGCCGCTTCCCCTGCCTCGGTGTCTGGGATCAGCTTTTCCAGTTCAAAAGAACCCGGACAGCGACTCCACCGCTCCCGCTTGGAAGCAGAGGGTAATCCCTTGCGATCATCTTCAAGGATCACAAGCAGACTCCTCTCGTAAGAACCTCTGACTCGTCTTTTCCAATCGGCCTTACCCACTCGGAGGGAACCTCCAAGAGCTTCGTGCCGTCGGGGTTCAGCAGTTCAGTCACGCTATCCGCGACCCTTGCATCGCCACCCCAAGTAAAATCCAAACCTTCTGGACTATGAATTTGGAACCATTTCATTCGAAAAATCCCTTTCTAATTTTGTCGATGATTGTGCAAATAACCGCCACGAGTAGGGCGATGCCACTTACGGCGATGCCCACAACCACAACCCAACCGACGATCCAGTAGGACACATTCACTAATTCCCGAAGGAAGGTCGGCTGGGCTATGGGTTCAGTCATGGTGATCAGAACGGCACTCCATCTTCGGGCTCGGGTGCGTTAGCCAGCATCGAGCGGATGATTTTGTTGCGTTCCAAATCGGACTTGAACGGCTTCCCGTCCTTTCCGAGTTTCAACTCCTGACGCTCCAGCCATTCGAGATAACGGAGGCCTTCCTCAGTCTTCCCAATGCTTCGGAGGGTCTGACCCTTGTATTTCCCGAAGGAAATAGCCATATCGACCAAGGGAGCGTTTTTATCGACCTGCATCGCCTGACGATTCGATTCGGCAACCCGTGTGCCAACCGACTCGGTCTGGATGATGTGGGCAATCTCTTTCGCTTCCGCCGGCGATGGAGTGGCCTCGACTATGCGAGCTTTAGGAGTTTCCTCCTTAAACCCACCTTCTGGCACTTCCTCTGCGGGTGTCGCGGATAGATCCGATACCCCCATCAAAGGCACTACGGAGGCCAAGGCAGAGCGAACCACCTTGGACAACGCGCGTGTCTGGGCCATTGAACGCACGGCATAGGTAGGAGCGTTTTTCCAGCGGGGCTCATCTCTCCCGCAGAATCCCTCGGCCTTAGCCAAAACTGCTCCGGTGTCAGCCTTTCGCAGTTCGGCAGTAGCCACAAATCCATCCCCCTCGGGACGAACCTCAGAGACTCCGGGAATGAAGCCAGCCGCATTGGCAAGCATCCCCCAGCCCTCAACCTTAATGTAACGCCTACCCTGAATGGTAATCGTCTGCTTAAGGACTTCCTCTTTCACCACATGCGCTAAGGTCCGTAGCCCGTGGTGAAGGGCAGACGGATCTGTTAGTTGGTTGTTGTTGTGTGTTGTGTTTTCCATAATCGTTAAACCTTCGAGGCGTAAAGTTTCGCCTCGGATTTCAATGCGGTGTCGTACCGCTTGCCAAAACGGC